TAAGATGGGTAACGCCCGCGCTATTTCCTCTTTGTGTTTTATGACGTACTGCACGTACGGCACGGCGGCCCAACCATAGTTTTCCTTCAGTGCTGCACTGAACCGGTCGGTTTCTTCCTTCGTGTTAAAGTGATACTTCTTAGCATGGCACTCCATGATACGCTGTGCTTCTGCTTTCGGCATTGCTTTGAACAGGCTTATGCGTTCCACAGCACTTGTGTTGCCAGTGGTCAGCCCTAACGATTTCCACGGCCTACCTCGTACTCGCTCTTCGTTTACGGAGCCGCGCATACGGTTACGCTGCCTGCCCGATGTGAACTGATAGGCTATGTCGGATAACTCTTTGCCCTGCGAGTTGGTCATCTCGTCCATAGGCACTAACAAGTTGTGGTATAGCTCTGCCCTGTTCATTTTGGTGGCGTGTGTATCTTGTTCTTGGATAATCAGCTCGTCTGGATTACCCCACACAGACATACCCGCTGCCAACGCGGTGGTTTTACCCAACCCAGATTCTTTGCTGTGTACGTGTAGAACCGCGCAGTGTATTGGCTGCATCTCCATCAATATAGAACCGAAAGACGAACACACCATATACTGGTGCATCTCCATGTTGTCACGGTTGTAAAAATCCATGCAGCTTTTCCACCCCTCCAACGAACCCTTTGGCTCAAACGCGGGAAACAGCCCAGCAGTCTGTGCCGACGGTGGATTAAACGTAACTTTGTCTGCGTGTATTTCTTGATTACCTAATATAAACGACTCCATGTCAGGACTCGTCCACCCGAACTGGCGGTGCGCTTCGTCTGCTTTTCCGGTTTCTTGCATTTCATTTACCCATCTCATTATGTACTGAATAAGTTTATCCATGTTAGTCAGTGCCACACCTTGCATGGACATTTGTTTTCTAAATTCGTCTTTCGACGTAACCGAAGTCAGTGGTACAGTAAACTCACGTACGCCATCTTTGGGTAGGTGTAACCGCATAACTAGCGCCTCACCAAGTTGGACGTCGTGCAACCTACGTACTACGTATATATCATTATGGTATATAAGCTCCTCATCGGCGTTGCCCTCAGCATCTTTGGTGCGTATGTATACACCCCCGTTCGCCCCACGTATGTACGGCTTTGGGTAAGTGGGTATGACAAACGTCATCATCGGTGCGTTGGGTAAGTCTACAGCCGGTTGATGTACAACAAGTTCTTCTGTTGCTTCTTTTACCTTGTTGCCCAGTACGATTGGGGATTTTATCTTGCCCCAGTTCGGACACTCAGGACACACGTTTGGATTGTACTCGTCAAAACTACTACACAGGTACGGCCCCTTTATCCTATCAAACTTATCCTGCGTCTCTTCTGAATCGTAGGCTCTATGTTGGTTAGACATGTGCACCGCAGCCTTTCTACCGTCTTTACAAAACTTTGCGATAGATAACCCCGCACGCCACAGAGGTTCGTCACAGTTGTCTTGGTCAGTGCATATAATTGCTAGCTGTTGGCAGCCTTCACCTGCCTTTGTTTTACCTAGTATCTTCTTGAAACTTGTTTCCTTGTTACGTACCAACGCGTCCATGAACGCGGTAGTACCCTCTTCCACTTTAGTAGGTGGTGGTGCGACGTCTACACCCACCAACTCTGCAAATAATTCTAAACTTATCGGGTGCCCTGCGCTTACCACTGTCGTTTGTGCAGGCGGGT